ACTCTCGCAAGATGCCCGCCGCGTCAGGCTGCTTGAAACAAAGGCCGCGCAAGCCGCTATGGAACAAGCGAAAAAAATCCGCGCCATCGCCTCCGACCCCGCGCTCGACGCCACGCAAAAAACCGAGCGCGTGCGCCAGCTCCTCTTCGGAGAACGCCCCCGCGACTTCAAGCCCGTCACCGAGAAAGGAGCGGATCAGCCATGAGCACGGCAGCCGATAAAACAAAAACGACGGCGCCCAAGGCTCCCCCCGCGCTCGTGAAGTTTCGCAAATACCAGGAGCGCGTGTTCTGGGATCACGAAACCAAGACGCTGATTCTCCACTGGTCGCGCCAGATCGGCAAGAGCTTCACCCTCGCGGGCTGGGCCGTTGACCGCCTGCTGCGCAATCCGGGCCGCCTCGTCACCGTGCTCTCCAACTCGCGCGCCAACGGCCTTGAGTTCGTGCTCAAATGCCAGGAGACATGCCACAAACTCGGACAGGCGCTCGAATTCGAGAGCAACCACGCCGAGCTGGATCAGCGCACCGACATCGACGAGGCCATGAAATACGACATGATGCGCGGCGAGGTGCGCATCACCATCAACGGAAAAGCCGGTCGCATCATCGTGCTCGCCGCCAATCCCCGCACCGCCCGCGGCTTCTCCGGCGACCTCATCCTCGACGAGTTCGCCTTCCACGAGGACAGCCGCGCCATCTGGGAAGCCGCGGAGCCGATCATCTCCAGCAACCCCGATTTCCTCTGCCGCATCGCGAGCACCGGCAACGGACGCCTCAACATGTTTTACCAGCTCATCAGCGAAGGCCGCATCCCGTATTACCGCGTGCGCCGCTCCGACGCGTGGGCGATGGGCGAAATCAAAATCTACTCCGCCGTCAACGGCGCGGAACTCACCCCCGATCAGGCGCGCGCCGAGGCCAGCGACAAGCGCGCCTACGACCAAAACTACGAGTGCCTCTTCAACGACGAAGCCTCCGCCCTGCTCACGCAGGAACTCATCAACGCCGCCCAGCGCGAAGGCGTGGTCATCGAGAAACAGGAGTGGAGCGAGGCCACCATCGAGCGCCTGCGCGACCTCCCCGGCGAACTCTTCGGCGGACTGGACGTGGGCCGCAACCGCGACCTCTCGGTGTTTCCCGTGCTTCAAAAACTCGGCCCCCTGTATCGCGTCGCCGCCATGCTCCGCATGGAAGGCATGCGCCTGCCCGCGCAGCAAGCCCGGCTCAAGCGCGTGTGCGAACTGCCGAACTTTCGCGCCTGCGAAATCGACATGACCGGCATCGGCCTCGGCCTTGTCGAGTATTCCCAAGACGAGCCGTGGGGCCACAAAGTGCGCGGCGTCAACTTCGGCACGACCGAACCCATCACCCGCCGCCTCTCCGCCGAGGGCCGCAAAGCGCCCACCGCGCGCGTCACCGAAATCATGGCGACGGAGCTGCTCGGCGTGTTTGAAGACCGCTGCATCGAAATCCCGCTCGACGCGGAATTGCGCGACGACCTGCGCAAGCCCGAGCGCCTCACCAGCCCCGGCGGGCGCGTGTCCATCGCCGCCACGCGCGACGAAGCCGGCCACGCCGACCATTTCTGGGGCCTCGCCCTCGCCGTGCGCGCCGCCGGCACGACCGAGCCGTTTGTCTATGAGCGCGTCGAACGCAACACACGAAAAGGAGTGCTCCTCTAAACATGGCCGCAAAAACGAAAAAGCCAGCCAAGACACAATCCGCCGTCAACGCCGAGCGCGTGCGCATGGCTCTGCTCGCCCGCGCCAACGCCATCGCCGGCCTCACGCCCGAAATCCTCGCCTCGCATCTTGAAGAATTTGACCGCGGCTACCTCCGCCAAGCCGCGCGCGTGTGGCAGAAAATCCGCGACCGCGACGACCAAGTCAAAACCGTCGCCGGCAAGCGCGAGATGGCCGCCTCGCTCCTCGACTGGGAAATCCTCACCGCCGACGCCTCGCCCGAAGCCGCCGCGCAAAAGGAAGCCCTCGACTACTTCTACGAAAACCTCACCGCCACCGACGCGCTCGACGAAAACAAACGCGGCGGCGTCTCCACGCTCATCGCGCAAATGCTCGACGCCGTCGGCAAAAAATACGCCGTCCACGAAATCGTCTGGCAACCCGTGCCCGACTCCGTCGGGAAATCCCTCTACGAGTCCGCGAGTGGCCCGACAAACCCAAATCCCAAATCCCAAACGGACAGCGGCGCTGGCGCGCCACACATAACCGCCGAGCTGCGCTTCGTGCCGCTCTGGTTTTTCAACAACACCACCGCCCGCCTGCGCTACATGACCAGCGAGGCCGACATCACCGGCGTCGAACTCGAGGACGGCGGCTGGGTCGTGACCGTCGGCGCGGGGCTGATGGAAGCCACCAGCATCGCCTACCTCTTCAAGCGCCTCCCGCTTTCGTCGTGGCTGAACTTCTGCGAAAAATTCGGCATCCCAGGACTCCACGGCAAGACCGACGCGCGCAAAGGCTCCGACGAATGGAACGCCATGCTCGAAGCCATCGCCAACTTCGGGCAGGACTGGGCGATTCTCACGAACACCTCCGCGAGCATCAACCCCATCGAAGTGAAAAACACCGGAGGCCTCCCGCACCCCGATCTGGTTGACCGCATGGATCGCGCCATCGCCCGCCTCTGGCGCGGCGGCGACCTCTCCACCATGAGCAAGGAAGGCAGCGCCATCGGCTCGCAACCGCAGGACAAGGAAGCGCACAAAATCGAAGCCGCCGACGCGCTGCTCGTCAGCGAAACCCTCCACCACTACGTGGACACCCACGTGCTCCGCTACTGCTTCGGCGAAAACGTCGAGGCCAAAGCCTACTTCAAACTCAAGCCCACGGTGGACTTCGACGCGAAGCAGGAACTCCAAATCGACGACATGCTCATCAAGTGGGGAGTCCCCCGCGGCATCCGCGATTTGCTCGAACGCTATGGCCGCCCCGAAATCGCCGCTGATGATGAACCCGCGCTGGGTAGCGCGGGCGTCCCGCCTGCCGACGAGGGTCGTCCCGACCCTCGCCAGAATCCCGGTCTCCCCGCGCCCCTCGCCAACGAACCCTCACCACTCTGGCAGGGTGCGGGACGCACCCTGTCAGCAGGCGGGACGCCCGCGCTACCCTTCAAGCTCTCCGCCGCCGCCAGCGTCTCCGCCGCCCGCCGCGCCGCGCTCGCGCCGATTCTCCACCGCTTGCTCGCCCTCTCACGCATCGCCGACCCTGACGCGCAACGCGCCGCGCTGGAGCAATTCCACGCCGACCTCCCCGCGCTCCAGCGCGCCGTGCTCGCCGCCGCGCCCGGCATGGCCAAAACCCTCGAAAACATCCTCGGCGCCGCGATGGTGGACGGCGCCTGTCGTGGCACGGGCAGCCTGCCCGTGGACGGCGAAGCCGCCGGTTTGCGTGGCACGGGCAGCCTGCCCGTGGCCTTGCCAAACGAGCAACCGCGCGTCGGCAGTGGTGTCCGCGCTGGCGGACAATTCATGTCCCCCGACGGAGCGGGCGGCGGCGGCGGCTCGCCAGCCGCCTCGAAAACCCGCGAAAAACTCCCCAAGCGTGTTTCCTCGCTCGATGCCCAGCGCCGCCTGCGCGCCAACAACGGTCACGGCGAGGACATCGCCGCCCAGGACATCGACCCCGCCACCGGCAAACCCCGCGTCATCAATTTCGGAAGGGCGATGGTCGCGCACAACCAAAGCGACGGCCTCAAATACCACGAACGCTACGAGTATCTCGACCAGGCGCAGGCCACCGTGCGACTTGGGAAAATGACGGAGCAGGCAAATCCATCAGGCAGGCAAGTCCGCTACTACGGCTATGTTTTTGATGATGGCAGCAAGAAAGGCCACGGCGTTCTCGTTCTCGTGGGCGTCAAAAACAATGAAGCCTTCAGCGTCTTTTACCGCGATGCCGGCAAGCTAAAATTTGAAGGCCTCGCCAACCAAATGGCGAGACCTTCTCAGAACATTTCCGACGAGCAGCCGCCGGAGAGCGTCATCCGCGCCATAGTCGCTGCTTACATGGGCGCGGCGGATTGCCCGCATCACCGCAAACCCTCCCTCCCCAGTCAACCGAAAAAATGAACACGAAAGAACCAAAATCAATAGGAGCGAAGATTTGCCCTCCCTGCGCCCGACCCGCCACCTTCACCCTCGCGAAGCCGCCGAACGCGATGCAAGAGGCATGCAAGGCAGTTTCCCGCTGTTTTAAACCCCTGTGCAGCCTTGCAAACGAAGCCCAGCCCCCCGACACCACCCCCCTCATCGGCCTCGGCAACGAATTCCCCGCCGCGACCGCCGACGGCTGGGCGCTCATCTCGCGCTACGGCGACTGGCCGCACACCGAAGGCGTCCAGCGCGTCACCCGCTCATGCGCCGAGGAAATGACCCGCCGCTTCAAGAGCATCCGCGGGCGCATCAAACGCGCCATCACCGGCCTGCCTATCTACAACGGCCACCCCGACCATCCCGCCTTCGCCAACACCCACACCGACAAAACCGAATACGGCCAGTTCTCGGACTTGGAAGCCCGCGACGACGGTCTTTGGGGCCGTCCGGTGCTTTCCGCCGCCGGAGCCGCCATCGTGGAGTCCGGCAAGAAGTTTCTTTCCCCGCACTGGCGCGCCCGCCTCGTGAACACAATCAACGGCATCCGCGTCTTCGAGCCGTGCATCCTCGACTCCGTCGGCCTCACCGCCACCCCGAACATCCCCGGCCCCTCGCTCGCAAATGCCAAACCAAGGGAGCTGGAAGCTCCCGCTCCTCTCTCCGCCATGAACAAAACAAAAATCATCGCACTCCTGGCCAAACTCGGCCTCACCGTTGCCGCCGATTCAAACGACGAGCAACTCAACCAGGCGTTGGATCAAGGCACCAGCCTCGCCAACAGCCTCGCGCAGCGCCCCGAAGCCGCTGCCATCGCCAACGAACAAACCGCCCGCGCCACCGCCGAAGGCAAAATTGCCGCCGCTGAAAAAGCCAAGGCTGATGCCGAAACCGCGCTCGCCAACGAGCAGACCGCGCGCAAAGCCGAACGCGCCGCGCGCATCACGCTCCTGCTCGACACCGCGCAAGCCGCTGGCCGCCTCACCGCCGCCAACCGCCCCGCGTGGCAATCGCGCCTCGACAGCAACTTCGATGTCGAGAGCACCGCCCTCGCCAACGAAAAGCCCGCGGTCAAAACCGCCGCCGTCACCGCCGGCGTCGGCGCGCGCAAAACCGAGGGCGAAGGCGTGCCGGCCATCCTCAGTCTCGTCAACGAAAAGGCCGCCACACTCACCAGCCTCCCCGCGCACGAACGCTTCGACGCCGCCTACAAAGCCGTCAAGCGCGAGCGTCCGGAGCTTTTTCAGAAACCCGCAACCCAAAACGCCTGATTGAATTTTCGATTTTCGATTCTCGATTTTGGATTGCGCGCTCCCGCGCGGAACCGAAGCCGTGAATCGAAAACCGGAAACACCGCAAAATTTCGCCGGCGCGGAAGCGCCCAATCGTTTCGAGGCCGCAAGGCCGACAGTCTGCCAAATCGAGAATCCAAAATCCAAAATAACATCATGAACACCATCCTGCTCATCACACTGCTCACCGCCGCGCTCGCCATCGTGCTCGCGCTCACCCGACAATCCCAAACTGCAAATTCCAAACCAGCCGCGCGTAGCGCGAGACCCTTTTGGGATTTGGGTGTTGGGATTTGGAATTTGCGAGCGAAGCGAGCCCTCACTCCTCTCGCCAACATCGGCGAAGGCGCGTGGCGCGGTCGCAAAACCTACATGTCCTCCACCCCGCTCGCCGAGCGTTACCTGCTCGGCGCGCTCGGCGCAGACCCCGCTCACATCGTCGCCGCGGGCGAAACGGACATTCCCATCGGCGTCATCACCGACGAATCCTCCGGGGACGGCTCGCCCGTCAACGTCAACCTGCTCGGCACCATTGACGAAACCCAGTTGATGGTCGCCGCCGTCCCGATCACCGCGGGCGACTTCCTCGTTCCCGCCGCCGCGGGCCGCGTGCAACCCATGCCCGCCGCCGCGGGCAAATACAACGTCGTGGGCCGCGCCCTCACCACCGCGCCCGCCGCCGGCGAACTCGTCGTCGCCGATCCCTGCCCGCACCAGAGAGCCGTCTAGGAATTTTCGATTTTCGATTCTCGATTTTGGATTGCGCGCTACCGCGCGTATCCGAAGTCGAGGCCGGAGCGGAAGCTCCCAATCGAAAATCGAGAATCCAAAATCCAAAATAAAAATCACCACCACCACACCAACCTTCAAAATTTTCTCATCATGAGCAAATACACCAACACCAACACCAACACCATCCTCACCCTCGCCAACGAGGGACTTCCCATCGTCCCAGCAAAGGACTTGCGCCCCGGCGTCATCGCCCTGGCCAACGAAGACCGCCTCACGCCCGCCACCTTCAGCGAGCCGCTCACCGCCTACGCCATCGGCTGGCGCGACACCGAAAACCTGCAAGGCACGCTCGACTTCGTCGCCCCGCGCGTGCCCGTCCCCCGCCGCTTCGAGTTCAAGAGCGCCGTCAACTCCGACTCGTTCCTGACCGACAGCGACGACGGGCGCGCAATCGGCGCCTACTTCAAGCGCGTCGAATACCGCGGCAAAACCGCGCTCGAAAAAACCGTCAACCGCGGCCTCACCTACCGCCTCGACCACGACGAGGAAGGCGGCATCCTCACGCAGGAATACATCGTCGGCCTCCTGTGCATGCGCATGCTCCGCAACGAAGTCGCCCGCGCCCTCACCGCCCTCCAAGGCATCAACGCCGGCACGCAAGTCACATGGGGCGCCGATGCGCAGCCCGATCAGGACATGTCCGACGCCGTTGCCGCCGCGCAACTCGAAAGCGGCATGTTCCCGAACCGCGGCATCATCGGCTTGGTCGGCTGGAACGCCCGCCGCAAAGCCTACGCCCCCCAGCAAAACGCGGGCGCGACCGCCGCCTACGGCCTCACGCCCTCGCAAGTCGGCCAGGCCCTCGGCCTCGCCGACCTGCGCACCGAACGCTCGCTCTTCCAGCTCACCGCGAAGGACAAAAAACGCTTCCTCGAAAGCGTCGCCATCTTCTTCTACGCGCAGGACGCGATCAGCAAGGACGACCCCTCGCACCTCAAGCGTTTCGTGACGCCCGTCGGCGACGGCGACTTCCGCGTGTATGTCGAGGTGAAGGCCAAATACACGGACATCACCGTGGAGAGCTACACCAAGACCGTGGCGACCTCCACGCTTGGGGCGTCGAAACTGATCATCAAGTAGCCGGATTCTGATTTTCGATTTTCGATTCTCGATTTTCGATTGCGCGCTCCCGCGCGGTTTGGAAATCGGGAATCGAAGGTCGGAAAACGCCGCGCTCGCGTGCCGGAGCGGAAGCTCCCAATCGAAAATCGAGAATCGAAAATCCAAAATTCCACCATGTGGATCACCATAACAACACCAGCCCTTGAAGACGCTCGCGTCGCGGAGTTCATCACCGCGCTGCGCGAAGAGGCGCTCGGCCAAAACCAGACCGACCCCTCGCCACGCATCATTCAGGACATCGTGGACGAAGTGCGCCGCTGCATTTCCTTCTGTCCGGCCACCGCGCTCGATGCGCGCCCCGACACCATCCCCGTCGGCCTCAAGCCCCTCGTCGTTGAAAAAATCGTCCGCTCGCTGAAAGCCCGCCTCATGATCGCGCTCACCGAGGACGAACGCGCCGCCGAACGCCTCTACCAAAAACGCCTCGAACAACTCACCAAGGGCGACTGGCCCGTCGATAAACCCGACACCCCCATCGCCGACGCGCCCGTCGCGCCCGCCGGCGGCGTGACGTTCCTCGGCGCCGAGCCGCGCGCCTTCACGAGGCAAAAACTTTCACGCCTCTAGGCGCGCGCGGAAATTCCAAATTCCAATGTCCAAATTCCAAATAAATCCCAAATCACAAATTTCAAATTCCAAACCAAGCCGCGCGCAGCGCGAGACTCCTTTGGGATTTGGGCATTGGGATTTGGGATTTCCCGCCGAAGGCGGGCTCGACACCGCCCTCGCCTACGCGCAGGCGCGCTCGCTCCTGCCCACCACAGGCGCAAGTGACCAGTTGCAAAAGTTGAAGCCGGCCATCAAACGCCGCGCGCTCTGGAGCGCCACCGTTGATCTTGTCGAGCCGCTGCAAGTCATCGACGACAGCGTTGCATCCCTCGTGCGCGGCGAGAAAGACATGGCCACCGTGCGCCTCGAACTCATGCAGCTCTGGCGCAAACTCGGCTACCAGCCCGACGACGGCGACGAAGGCGGACTGCGCGACCTCGGCTCCTACAAACGCACCACCCTCCAGCTCGAAACCAACGCCGACATCGCCCGCAACTACGGCCACTACGCCACCAGCCGCGACGAGGTCTATCTCGACATGTATCCCGCGCAGGAATTTTTCCGCGTCGAGGCCCGCAAGGACGAGCGCGACTGGCCCCGGCGCTGGATGATGGCCGGCGGCCAGTTCTACGGCGGGCGCATGATCGCCCTCAAAACCGACGACATCTGGGAACGCCTCGGCGATTCCCGCATGTTCCCCGACGGCCTCGACAACCCCTGGCCCCCCTTCGCCTTCAACTCCGGCATGGACGTCCGCGACATCAGCCGCGACGAACCCGTCGCCCTCGGTATGATCGCCCCCGGCGACATCCTCACCCCGCCGCCCCTCGAAGACATCAACGCCAGCCTCATCGCCAAGCCCGACGTGCGCAGCGCCCTCCTGCGCACCCTCATCGAAGCCACCGGCCTCGGCGCCTTCGACGGCAAAGGAGTCTTCCACTTCACCCCGTAGGGGCGTCGCTTGCGACGCCCTCCGACAATCCAAAATCCGCAATCCAAAATCCAAAATTTCATGACCGACGCCACCATCACCATCCCCATCGACACCGCCACGCCGATGCTCGACGCGATCAAGGACGACCTCGCCGCCGGCGGAATATCCGAAGCCGTCAGCGTTGAGGCTTACCGGCTCACGCGCGACCACCTCATGGCGCTCAATTCGCAACGCCACCGCCACGGAGCCGGCTTCTATGAGGAAGCCGCCAACAACATGCTGCGCGAAAAAACTCCCGACGAAGTCAGCCTCACTATCCGGCAGCAAGGCATCCGCCAGCGTCGCTACGGCGGCTACATCCGCCCCAAAAACACACAATGGATAGCCGTCCCCGCCCGGCAGGAAGCCATCGCCGCCCGTCCAGGA